AAACCGTAAGTTTTATTGCAGCATTACAAAACCTTGGATCTGAACTACCTAAAGCAAGTACTATTGCACGTAGAATTAAAGATGATACGTTAAAGCAGTTGGCTATCTATGGAACAGATTTTGGATCAGACTTTGGTCTTAATAATGTTGAGGCTGTATTACAGGGCAACCTATCATTAAAGAACATTGGTGATTGTTATATTCTTATTGCTTCTCATCATGGACTTAGGAATCCAATTGTTCCCTCGCAAAATTATGAACCAACGTTTATTGCAGTACATAAAAAAGATAGAAGTGATCATGGAATTAAAAATGCTAGGATAACTATTAATCCTCTTGGCGGAAGAAACATTAAACAGTTTATTTAGAATAACTCATACTTACTTTTATCTGGAAACATTTTAATCAATACCTTGTCTAACATCATCTTAAATGCTTGATCTTCTGTAGACATAAAGATAGAACTGGTTGTTATCTCATTTGATCTAGCCGTGTGCCTTGGATTGGTATAAACCTTCACATCTTCCATCTGGGTACCACCAACATTATGTATATTGCCATATATAGATCTCCAAAGACAACTAGGATACTTTTTAATTATAGGTAGTAGTTTATCTCTTTGCATTACCATTGGTACATGTAGTTCATAGTCGTATGGTTTTGATATACCCTGATCAATTAACCTTGTGTTTGTAAGTATAAGTTTCTTGATATACATTGATGAACCAGTAATTTTTGTATATTTATCTATTTTTTCAGATAACAAACCGTTATAAAACTGATCAATCCGATCTATCTTTTTAATAATAAAAAAGTCATCATTCATAAGAACAAACTCATTTGATATTTCTTCAGAGTCGCAAAGTGCATTAAGATTATTAATAGCATTAGCATACTTATGGTGTTTTTGATCTACATATATATGATTGCCAGAGTACCAGTCTGGTTTGCCACCAACAAGCCATACGTTAGCATCTGGGAAACTATGGACGACAGATCTTATTGAGTATCTAAGTTCTTCATTGTCGCCAGACTTACATATATAAACAAAATCCACAAGTACCCTACCTTTATTACAAGTATAGCAGAATCTGGTATACTTATAGAAACATACGATAGGTGGGATGTCTTGGCTAATATAGTTTTTCTTGGTAACTTTGAGGTGCCATACAGCAGTGAAAATCATCACGCTAAATCTTTAGAATCTCTTGGTCATACCGTTCAAAAATTGCAAGAAAAGAAAGCCAACAGCGAGCAGGTATTAAGCCAATCATTAAAGTCAGATCTATTTGTCTGGGTACACACTCACAGATGGCAAACACCAGGATCTAAGTCAATGACAGATGTATTAAAAGAATTAAAGGCTGCTGGCATACCAACTATGACCTATCATTTAGATTTGTGGTTTGGAATTGAGCGTGAAAAAGATTTAAAGAATGATGACTTCTACACAAGTATTGGTCACTTCTTTGCTACAGATAAGTTAATGTGTGACTGGTTTAATGAAAACACAGAAGTTGTAGGACATTTCTTGCCTGCTGGTGTCTATGATAAAGAGTGTTATATGCACGAAGCCTATGATCAAAATGATTTTGAAAATGATATTATCTTTGTTGGCAGCAAAGGATATCACCCAGAACATAAGTATCGTCCACAGTTAATAGATTTTTTAAGAAAGACATATGGTAAAAGATTCTTACATGTTGGTGGAGATGGGGATACTGGAACTATTCGTGGAGATGCACTAAACCGTATCTACGCAAAAAGCAAGATAGCAATAGGTGATAGTTTAAATATTAACTTTAACTATCCTTACTATACTAGTGATAGATTGTTTGAAAGTACTGGTCGTGGTGGTTTTACTATCTACCCTCGTATTACAGGGCTTGAAGAATACTTTGAAGATGGCAATGATATTGTATTTTATGAACACGGTAATCTTGAAGATCTAAAAACTAAGATAGATCATTATCTTAATGCTAATCTTGAACGGGAGCAAATTAGATTCAATGGTCATGAAAGAACTAAACAAGAGCACACCTATGTTCATAGATGGGTAAGCATTATAAATGAGTTAGGAATAAAATGAAGTATGTAGTAGTTGTTCCTTACACAGTTCAGTCTATAATGAATGAGTTTATGGCAACGTGTAAACTTGAAAATGTTTTACAAATTGACAATACAATTAATAATATTGGTTGCATGGCAAGTCATAATCTTGGTGTTGACAAGATGTACGAAACTAAATCTGATTGGCTTGTGGTTATTAGTCCAGCAATTCGTTTTGGTGAGCCTGGCGGTTTAGATTTTATAGAAAAATTAAAAACTACCCAATATAAAATTGTAGAGGGTATGGGAGTTTTTGGGTGGCATCTAATTGCTTTTCATAAAGATGTTATAGATAAAGTTGGTAAATGGGATACTAATTTTACGCCATACGGATATGATGATCTTGATTTTAGTGTCAGAATTCAAAAAGCCTTCCCCTATGCATTTTCAGATGATGAAAAATTTGTTGTTAATACTGAGAAAGTTTCTCTTTGGACAAAAGAGTTAGTTGATGTAACAGATACGATAATGTCTCATAGCATGAAGTTAAACAAAATTAACACAGATGACCCACATCATAGAGAGTACTATCAAAGAAAATGGGGTCAGGTTCCTGGAACAGGAGAACATCTTCTTAATACATATGAACACCCATTTAATAATCCAGAAAACGATATAACATATTTTTCTAATGACTATTACAATGAATGGATAGAAAAAGAATCAATAAAAAATGATCTAAATTTTAAAGAAACATTAATTACTTGCACAACATGTGGTAATACTTTTAAATATAAATCAACATACGCTGAGGGTAATGTTGATAATAAAATAGAAATAACTACATGTGGGGTATGTAATCCAGTACTTATAGAGCATAATAGACTAAGGGGAATAAAATGACAGAGATGATTAAAGCCGTTATTAACGGGGAATTTGAAATAACATTACCAAAACATCGTGCAGATAGACCAGACTGGTATCAACCACATGGATGGGAAAAGCCAAGACTAAAGCATATGTCAGAAAACATTTCATCTGGAGATGTTATGTATTATGTTGGTGCAGAAGAAGGGGAGATGCCTGCCTTATGTCAAATGTGGGGAGCAGAGGTAGTTTTATTTGAACCTAATCCAAAGGTTTGGTCACACTTCCCGTTGCTTTGGAGTGCTAATGGTTTAGAAAAACCAATTGCATGCATACCTGGTTTTGCATCTGATGTAGACAATAAACTTGCACGTATATATTATAATGAGTTCCCGCCAGAAGCAGATTCTCCTATTGAGGCTGCCCACGGATTTAAAGAACTGCAATATGAAGCAGACAAGTATGGTCAAACAAAGATTGATACGCTTGTTTATGAAAAAGGAATGAAGCCACCTACAGCAATTTCACTTGATGTTGAAGGTAGTGAGTGGCGTGTTCTTGGTGGTGCAGAAAAAGTTATGAGAGAGTTCAGACCAAAGATCTGGCTATCTGGTCATCCAGAATTTATGATGATGTACTGGAAAGAATATTTATATGATCTAAGACAGTTTATCAAGGGTATTGGCTATAAAGAAACATTTTTAGACTACCAACATGAGGTTCATCTTTTTTATGAATCAATCTAAAATATTTTGGGATAACGCTGCGAAAGATCCAGATGTAAGGTATAAATATATTGCCGATGAGTGGGCAACTACCGAAACATTTTTGGATCTTATAAAAAACAATAACAGTGACTGGAATAATGTTTTAGAAATTGGGTGTGGAATAGGTAGATTAATAGTTCCTTTTGCAGATATGTACAAAGACTGTAATTTTTATGCAATAGACATATCTGATGAAATGATAAAACTTGCACCCAAGAGAGATAATATAAAGTATCAAGAACTTGCAGACAATCTTGATCTTGTATACTCAATGCTAGTTTTTCAACATATTGAGCACCAAGAAAAAATTAACTATGTCAAACTTGCTTATGAAAAATTAAAAGTTGGTGGTAATTTATTCTTTCAGTTTGTTATTGGAGAGGATAACTCTCCATACTCTTATCAAACTTCAAAGTCTGAAATCTACAGGATATTAAATAATGCAGGATTTAAAAACTTAATTTTTACAGAACATATGCATCCTGAATGGATGTTTGTTAGGGCTACAAAATGATTAATGCATATCTATATTCCTTTGATGAAAAAGATTGTGCTTCTGATAAGTGGGACTATGGTTTGTTAAAAGAAGTATTTGATAGGTATAAGGTAGGTCAGGTCAAGGTAACATCTATTCCAAAGGTAGATCGTGGCTTTGTTGTTGTTCCTGGACCTCAAAACCTTGGTCATGAAGAAGATGTAAATGCACAAATACAAAACCTCTCAAGACTTGTTTTATTTATTACGGGGGATGAAGAAGGTAAGTTTGATATAGGTAAGATTAATCATCCTAATGCTGAAATATGGATTCAATACCCTCACGAACAGCACAAGAACTATAATAAATTACCTATAGGTGTGCCCCAACATCTAAAGAAGTTAGTCCCTGAATATCCTTCTAAGGATAATGATTTATATTTTGGTGGTCAGATAACTCATCCAAGACGGCAGCAGTTGGCTAAGGCTATACAGAACATGCCAAATGCCCTTTTTAAGCCCACAGCAGGCTTTGCACAGGGAGATAAGCCCATAGACTACTACCGCACTCTAGCCAGTGCTAAGATTGCTCCTGCGCCTTCTGGGGCTGTTGTGATAGATTCCTTTAGATTCTTTGAGGCTATAGAAATGTTATGCCTACCGATTGCTGATAGGATAGATCCAAAGGGTAATAGCCTAGAGTTTTATAAATATGTATTTGGATATGATATACCTGTTACTCATGTATCTAATTGGTCTGAGTTACATAAGTTGGCTCCTGAGTTACTAGATCAATATCCAACAAATATGCATGATGTAGTTGCTTGGTGGATTAAATATAAAAGAGATCTGGGTATTAAAGTTATGAGGCAAGTAAATGCATAAAAGAGATATAACCATTGTAGTGGTAACCTCTATATTACCAAGTCATCCTAACACTTTTATTATTGATGAAACAATTTCTTCAATAAGATCACATTTTCCAGACAACGAAATTATCTTACAAATAGATGGATTACGTGAAGAAAGAATGTCACGTAAATCAGACTATGATGAGTATAAGAATAGAATTTTATGGAAATGTTTGCACGAATGGAATAATGTTTTGCCAATAATATTTAAAAAGCACAGTCATCAAACTACAATGATGAAAGAAACCATTGGACTTATAGATACCTCGGTAATACTTTATGTTGAAGGTGACGCTCCAATAACACCAGATTGTGAAATTGATTGGCAAAAATGTTTAGATATGTTGGAATATAAAAAGGCTAATACTATTCGTTTTCATTTTGAATCACATATCCCAGAACCACATAAACATTTAATGCTTGGTTTAGAAAATGGTTTTATGAAGACTGCACAGTGGAGTCAACGACCTCACTTAAGTACTGTAAAATATTATAAAGACGTGGTTCTACCTTTTTCTAGTGAAAAAACTTTTATTGAAGATAGGTTTCATGGTAAAGTTCAAGATGATGTTTTGCCTTATGATGAGTTTGATCAAGAGGGCTGGGACATACATAAACTTTGGATATATCATCCAGAAGGTAATATAAAAAGATCATATCATTTAGATGGTCGTGAAGGTACACAAAAATTTACTAAAGATGATGATGCTTGGGGGTATAAAGAATGAGACTTGGCATAATTGCAAGATCAGACAACACTGGATTAGGTAATCAGACAATGGAACTTGTCAAAATGCTTAACCCTGATAAAATTCTTTTAATAAATTCTCAATTTTTTAACAATAATAAACAACATCCTGAATGGTATAAGGGTTATAATGTTATTGAAACTAGAAAAGGCATGCCTAAAACAAGTGAGATAATTGAATTTCTTGAGGGCTTAGATGTAGTAATAAGTTGTGAAACCTTTTATCATTTAGAGTTAGTTGATCGTGCTAAAAAACAAGGAACCAAGACCATTCTTCAGTATAACTATGAGTTATTTGGTAACTTAGCCAACCCAGAATGGACACTACCAGACGTATTGCTTGCACCCAGTATCTGGAACTTGGATGTAGTTGTACAAAAGTTTGGCAGTAAAACAAAGGTAATGCATTTGCCACCACCAACAGATCAATCTTTATTTAATGAAGCAAGAAAAATAAATCTATCAAAAGATCATAAGCGCATACTACATATTGCTGGTAAAAAGGCTGCAAAGGATAGGAATGGAACTGATAGTGTTCTTGAAATGATTAAGTATTCTAAAGAAGATTATGAATTAGTTATTAAATCACAAACCCCACTAAATTTTGTATCCAAAGATTCAAGGGTAAAAATGGAGATAGGTGATCCAGATAATAGGCAGGATATGTATACTGGGTTTGACGCTATGGTTCTTCCTAGACGCTATGCTGGTCTTTGTTTACCTATGAATGAGGCTCTTATGAGTGCCCTGCCAGTTTTTATGACTGACATATCTCCTAATAATGCCATCCTTCCAGACAAATGGTTGGCTGAATCAAAAAAGATAGACACCTTTAAAACTAAATCTATGGTTGATGTTTATGATGCAAATCCAGATAAACTTGGTAGAATAATTGATAAGTATATTGGAAATAATAGAAAATATAAGGTAAAAGAAACTGCAGTTCAAATAGGACTAGACAACTTTTCTGTTGATAGTTTAAAGCAAAAGTATTTAGATATTATTGATGAATAAACAGAAAAGCCAGCCTATCTCTAGACTGGCTTCCTGATAGAAGATTGATTACTTCTTTGGCGCAGCCTTCTTACGTGCTGGTGCCTTTGCAGCCTTAAGAGCCTTCTCAACTTCCTTAGCATCTGGTAGTACACCAAAAGCCTTGTCATTTGGATTAATTGCTCTAATTGCTACTGGCGCAATGGCTGCAACAAGTGCTGTCCATAGATCCTTTGGATCTGTTACGCCTGCCATGTACAGTGCAAGACCTGATGCAAGTACTGAGCGACCATATGATGCTAGCATTGCCTTAGTCTTATCATTGATTATGTTATTCATTATTCCTCCTAGGATATAATTCGTGTTAGTATTGTAAAACCAATCCATAAACCAATAATTCCTGCGACTCCCGCAAAAACTGGTGGTGCTGGTACTGGCAATTTGAATGCTGCGAACACGACACCGCACCCAAAACCTGTTAATGTAGATAGTAAAACATCTTTCATTCTTTATCTCCTATATCTATATTTGGATTTGTTGGATGATCTACTGGAGTTGGGGCTGTACACAGAGCACCACAATCGTGACACTGAATGTCCAAGTGATACATTCCAACTGTATATGTTTTTGGATCAAAAGAAACTAATGCTCTAAAGAGTTCGCCACCACACTGTGGACAAATGCATGTAGGTATTCCCCTAACATCAAGCATCTTTTTTAATTGACTCCAATGGCATAAGTTTAATTAAGTCTTGATATGCTGTAAATATTTTTTTCATTCCAGGATAAAGTGGATAGGCAGAGCCTACTATTCCAAATTTATCAAAGTATTCCATCTCTGGCTCTATCTCTTTAATAAACTTATCAAGTCCAGTTTGGACTTCCTCTATGTAATCAAAAGCCCAATCACGAGAATCAGATAAAAACTTTATAAAGTTTTCTTTATGGATATCAATATCATTCTTAAACTCAAAATTGTTTTTTGCAATAAAATCCTGAAGGGATTCATGAGATATAAATAGTTTTGCAAATGCTTGATTAATCTTAGTAATTCTATAAAGGGTTACTGAATAGGCAATGGCAAAAGAAGCCGTAAGGGTTGCTAAAACTATAATAATAATGTTACTCATTTTTTGCCTTTCTGTATATTATTGTACTCTCTTGTACTAGTTTTGTCAAACTGAGCGGATCGCATGGGTTACCCAATAGTATAAACATTTATCACAGCAAGGCTTATTACTCTCACTCTTTGTATCATGATAGAACTCAGCGTAATATTCTGGATCTTTACGATACAGATTAGCCCTATGCGTAATGTTAATCCTGTTTAGGTGTGGACCATTTGAGTTAGCCCAAAAAGGCTTGTTAGTACCCCAGATATCGCCACACAAGGCTTCTAGGGCATCTATGTTAGCCTCATTCTTATCTGTCTTAATACCCCTTAGTTTAGCCTCTGAGATCATTGTCTTGGCATATGTTCGTAATGAATATTCAGCATTCTTCCACATCAAAACTGCGGGATGGTTTCTCCAAGCACCTGAAGGTGATTGACCAGATAAGACTTTAAGAATTTGATAAGCCTCAAGTATCTGTTTATTTAAACGCTTATTATCCAAAGACTCTGCAGACTCTCTATAATTTTGATATGGTAAAAATGTTTGCATTATTTTAATGCCTCTCTAGTAACCAATACAATCGCCCCTTCCATCTCTAAAGCCTTTTTGATCTGAACAACATATTGTAATGCTTGGATCTTTTCATCATGAACCATAGTTACAAAATGCCTCTCATCTAATTTTATAGTAAGAAAGGCATCATTGTCAAGAATTTGTACCTTAAATCCTTTTGGAGGAGTTATAGAATGAAAGGCTCTACGCATAGAATCTGTATACATTATTTATCCATTGTTAAAGATTGCCAAGTTTCTGCCCAATCTTTTTTAGTTCTGTGATTGTTGAATTCTCTAGATATTTCTCCACCTTCAAGATATATACCACCCCAAATTCCCCATTCTTTTCCAGAAACACCATTAGCAAAACATGTCTTTCTTACTGGACATGTGTTACAAATAGAGTCTACCGCTAATCTAAGCGTTGGCTCTTCTTCATATTTATCAAAAAATATATCAGTATCAAGACCTAAACACTCAGCATCGTCTTTCCAGATGTGCTGTTTCATGTTTACATCCTGTATTTGTTTGGAATATCCCAGCCATTTCGATCAAGTTTAAATACTCGTTGTGTGTACCACTGACCATTGACTCTTACACCGTTTACAGCAGTCCTGCCCATATCGGTTTTGTTGCGTTCAGCAACATCCCAACCAACCCATTCTAAGGATTTGTTTGATGCAACAATTTTTTCCATTTTTTCTAATTTATTGATTATCATCTTGTTCTTTCTGTTAGTAACGGAAAATTCCAACTTCAATATTCTTTAATTCAGCAGAAGCAACTAATCTTGAATTTGGTTGCTTAGGTTTGCTAAGAAACGCAAAGTAATTTACTTGCTCTAGATTTTCTTCAAGCCAGGCTGAAGCAACTTTGTAAAACTTAATTTTACGACCTCTTGCTTTCATCCCACGCTCTGAAAGATTTGAAAACTCTGAAACAAAAGAATTAATACGAGCAGGTCCAACAGAATAGATTACGAACTCTTTATCTTCTTCTGGCATTGTGGAAAGTGCAACCCCCATGGCACGAATGAAGATGTTGTAATCATCAAAGTCACTCGTTCCCTGCACTGCTACTATCATTTTTTTTTCCATTCTTTAGGCTATCCAATATGAATAGCATCTTGTCTAAGTCTCTTCTTGACATACTGTTTGTATCAACTGGTTCTGCTGTTTCAGGAACTACTTCTCCATCAACTGCTTCTGCAACATAAAATATGTTTTCTGATACCCAGTATGCTAGGTTTCCCATAACAATAACCTTAATCATATCCTTTTCTTTGCGCTTTGTCAACTGAGAAGGAGGTTTTTCGTTATTATTTATGTTCAATGAGAAAAAATATTTCAATAGATCGTGTATGTCGCTTTGACTATACAAGGTCTTTGAAAAACCTTTTCTAGCATTTTTCCTTATTACTCTAAGTATAAACCAACTGGCTATGGATGTCAAGCCCACAATAAGGATATATTCCATATTTTCCTTTACGAATCAGGCTTTGACTT